GCTGTCTATCACTATCACGTCAGGTGATCGGCGTTTGCGTAAGCGTTCTTTCAGTTCGTCAACCGGTTCGTTGTCCAGCAGTATCACAGCGCACTTCACTTCATTCATCCCAACTTCGCGGAATGCCTTTTTCATCGATTTCGAAGCACCTTCCTCCATGCTGTTGTAAGCCACGCGGCAGAATTGAGCCAGATACTTACAGAGTTGGAGTGCGAAGCGGGTTTTTCCGTTACCGGAGTCTCCCCAGATCAGCCACGATCCGCTTAGTTCAGGGTTACCTATCAATGCTTGCCAGTCGCCTTCAAAGGGCAACTCGTTGAACTCCATTGCCTCAAGCTGGCTTACCGATATTGCCCTGTTCAGCTTCTTTTCAGCCATTATTCAGGGTTTTGGCGGCTTTGTTTGTGGGCATGGATCAACCGTTTAACCCGTCGTAAGTCACCTTCGCTGTTTTGGAATATTTCTTTGATTACACTTGCTTCAGTAATACCGTTCGCATTGCAAATGGCTTTCACGTCGATGCTGCCAACACCTTTTAATTCAATAAATTTCCGCCCGATACGGCTATAAATTTCGGTGTATCCCTTTTTGTTAAGCTTGATACCGCGTTTGATGCGTTTTTCGAGGTGACTGGTTGCAATCAGCATAATTCCGCAGTGATCCTCTAGTTGGTTGTACAGGGTAATGAAGAAATAAAGTACCTGATCGCTCAGTTTATCGGCTTCATCCAGAATGATTAGTGGCGAATCCTGTATTTTCAGGCCGCGTACCACTTCAAACATCATTTCGCCAACGGTGTAGCCACTATAATCTTTACCCATTGCTGCGAGCAATTCCTGAAGGAACATTTTGCGGTTCCAGAATTCATTACAGCTTAGCAAGTACACCCGTTTGTTTTCGTCGGTAAATTGGCGAAGTGCAAAACTTTTACCCGTACCGGCATCGCCTGTTACTGCAAATACATTGCTGTTATCACGTGCATCGGACAGCAGCATGTTCAAAATTCGGAAGTCACGCGTTTCTACTATTGCCCACTGGCTGTTGGTGTGGCCGATCTGTGTAGCCACATTGCGCCACATTTCTTCCTTAATCAAATCCCAGTTGTGGTTCAACATTTGGGAAATAGTTGCTGCACTTACGCCCTTTAAGCTGTTGGCCGCTTTGTTTTGACTCTCGTACCTGGCACAATATTCGGCCAGACGGTCAGCGATTTGTTGTTTTTCAGTGTTGTTCATTGGGTTGATTGATTTTGTATTCATTTTTACATCATTCCGTATAGGTCATTTTCATCAAAATCCTCGTCATCACCGCCGGCCATTACCGCGTTACTCATAGCCTTCTGTATTCTTCCGAAATTGTCAGCCGGTTGTTTAGCCTTTTTTGTGGTGCTTTTCGAATTGATACCCTTTAGTTTTGGAGTTACAAAACCATGCTGTTCGGGTAGATCGTTGTGTCTCTCCTGAATTTCGCGCACTATTTGTTGGGTTTCAACCCTGAGGGTTTCAGTTTCTTTGTCGATGTCCTTAAAGAACTGAGCCTCCCAATCTTCCTGTTCTTGCTTGCCACGGTGTACTTCCACTTTCTGATCTGCTGAGGTTATAAAGCGTAAGCCTTGTGGGGTATCTTCGTATAAATAGATCATGCTGAAGTCCTGAGGATCGAACTTAATCCTGAATTTGCGGTCGATGTTGCTGGCTAACCACTTCACGTCTGGAAGGCCGTTTGGCTTGTTAACCATGAAGTCGTATTGTTCCTTCTTTTCTTCGAAGCTGATGCCATACGCGCTGCATGTGACAGGTTTTTCCCTGAGTACCCAGAACAGATCAACCATGTCCATCAATTCAAGCTTAACGGCCTTTGAGTTTTGGCTTTCGTTGTACATTTTTATTTTTGCAACGCCTGTTTTAAAGTGAGGGGCATTTTGCCACTCGTTCCGGCGTTTCAAATAGGTTGCTTTCACTTCATCAAGCGTTGGTAAGTTGTGTTTGTTAGCCATGATATACTCCATATTAGCCTTGCTTTCGTTGGCTTTGCTCTGTATATTCTGGCCGGTGAAAAACCAGTCTTTCTTTAAAAATTGTTGCTGAAACCGGTTAAAGGCTGATTCAATAGTTTTTGATTTACCGTTGTAAGGCTTGGTGCGGATGGATAGGTGTGAAAGTTTGGTAAGGAAGTCGCCGCTTTCTAACTTTTTGTGGCCGCCCTGGTTGTCGTAAGTGATTTGGTACGGTTTGCACCCGCTCGTTTGTAAGGCCATGCGGTAAGCGTTGTATTGAGCCACATAATCTTCAGTATCCGACACGAAATAACCAATTAGAGCCTCGCTATACACATCCATCACCTCATACACGCTGGTAGTTCCCATCTTGAATTCACCTTTTGCGCCTCGGTACTGGTAGAAATAATTCAGTTTCGTACCGTCTGAATACCAAAGGCTATCGCGCATGGTTGGAAGTATGGTCTTTTGCTGGTAAATGAATTTTTCTTTGAATTTCAGTTCACCGTAGCGGTGACCCCACCATATTGGTTTAATTTCGGGTAGGTAAAGAAAGTTGTGTATTGTTTCAACGCTCTTAATTTGTTTCCACTCCTGGCTTTCTGCTAATTCGTTGTATTCGGCCAGTAATTGTTGCTCATTTGCAACCTTATTAACCATGCTAGTCCACCGGCTAATAATCCAACTTTTGGCCTCGTCGTTTACTTTCTCGCTATTGTTGTTACACCAGTTACCGTGAATTAGGCTTTTATAACCTTCATTTAAGTACTTTTTGCATTTGTCCTGTAGGCGGCGTTCATTGGTTGGCAACGTGTGTTTAAACTCTGTTTTATCGAGGTTTAAAACAGCTTTGGCCATTTCCGTCCAAATTCCTTTTGCCGATCCGTTAAGTTTCTTCGCATTGGGTTTCCGTTCGCTAACTATGGCATGTATGGCATTCAGTATTTCGGCGTTGGTGCAGTATTCTTTTTGTACGTCAGCGGGCAATGGCTCACCATTTTCAAGCATGTATTCATCCCTAAAAAATGTTAAAGCCTTTGGGTCTGGGGTGATAGTAGCAAGCAGTTTACTTTTTACAACCACTTTGTAAGGGTCTCCAATCAAGGCTATGATCATCTTTTTAAACCGATCCGGAATACTATCGTAGGCAACCAAGGCAGGAGTATTGAGGCAAGCACGACGAACAACATCTATTTTGCCTCGAATTGTCAGATTTCTATAATTAAATTCAGACAATATGCCTTCCTCAATCAGCCATCCGGCCTCTATGCAAAGTGTGTTATTGTAGTATTCCATTGTGATTTTTGTACTTTATTCTTTGGTGTTTTCAATATTCGAGAGAAAACTTTCGGTTTTATCGGCCAGATTATCAAGCATGGCTCTGACTGTAATGTGCATGGTGCGGTCACCATTCATTTGTTGTACAATGTTGTTGTAAGCAAATCCTGTGGCTTCGGCAACACTTTTTATGGCGCCCCTGCGCAATAAACTTCTCCTCCCGTAAGGCTCCCCATATTTCTTTTTCTCTTTTTTTGCTTTTGTCATTTCCTTTTGCTTAAATTTGTTTGTGTTTGATTTGACAAACATACGCAATTGCGAATAGATTACAAACGCAATTGCGTATTTTTTGAAATTAATTTTTAGATGGAGATAAATCAAAGAATATCAGCGATTATTGATTTAATGGAAAAGGGCAAACAGAAGGCTTTTGCTTCAAAAACAGGTATTCCTACTACTACATTGAGTGGAATTATTGGTGTGCGACAGAGTGATCCATCATCAAAAATACTCAATTGCATATTGAGAGGATATCCAGATGTAAGCCCTGAATGGTTGCTAACTGGCAGGGGAAATAATCTGCGTTCTTTATCGGGAAACGAACCAATATTAAGTGAACAACCAGTAGATTGGTCAAATTGTCCAATCTGTAAGGAGAAAGAAAAAAGGATCGAAGATTTAAAAGAAACCATTGCCATCCTCCGCGCACAAGTAAATGCTCCAGTTGCCGAAGATTCAACCAAACGCATAACTGCGTAAACAGGCACGCACCGTCCCTGTCTGCCGGTAAAACCACCACCACAAACCACACGCACGCACACTTCTCTGCCACTTTAATAGTCAAAAAAGGTGGTAAATAGTCTATAATTCAATGGTTTATGCCAATAGTCAGTTTAGTTTGTTTGGTTTTAAGGGGAGGTTTAACCCTATGTTTAAGTGCCAAAAAATGTCTATTTAACCTGCATTATAGGTATTATAGTATAAGTTTCAATAGCTTTTAAACCAAGTTTTGAATATCCATCTGAATACCCATTTGAATATCCATCTCATTTTATTGCATTCGAACGGTAAAAAATTGGCACAAAAAAGGAGGCCGTTTTTGGTCTCCATTGTTTGGGTTTATAAAGCTTTTTGTTTGTGTTTTTAGGCTATTTAAAGCTTTGTTTTCAACCTTTTACACTATTTTTGCCTGCACAATTAACCTATACCGTTCAAAACCCACGTTTATGCCGCCATAAATTAACCCGCGTTATACCTTTTATTAACCTTCTTGTACAATTTGTTTTTTGCTTCGTTTCTGTAAGAATCACATTTACAAGCATTTCAATCATTAATCTTTGTACATTTTGTTTTTACCCCCTTATATAATCATGTCAACACAAAAATTAAAATTCGAAACACTACAACTTCATGCAGGACAAGAAGTGGATTCAACAACCAATTCACGCGCAGTTCCAATCTATCAAACATCATCGTATGTTTTTAACAATGCCGACCATGCAGCCAACCTGTTTGGACTGAAAGAGTTTGGTAATATATACACACGTATCGGAAACCCAACAACCGATGTTTTCGAGAAACGCATTGCAGCTCTTGAAGGCGGTGTTGGTTCTTTGGCCGTTTCGTCCGGACAAGCTGCACAGTTTATTGCGCTTACCAATATTTTACAGAATGGCGATAATTTCGTTTCCACTTCCTATTTGTATGGTGGAACCTATAACCAATTTAAAGTTCAGTTTAAACGACTCGGTATTCAGGTCAAGTTTGTTGATGGAGATAATCCGTCCGATTTCGAAAAAGCAATTGACGAAAAAACAAAGGCTATTTACCTGGAAACCATTGGCAATCCCGAATTTAATGTTCCCGATTTCGATGCCATTGCTGCTATTGCCAAAAAGCATGATATTCCGTTGGTGGTTGATAATACATTCGGTGCCGGAGGTTATCTTTTCCGTCCAATTGAGCACGGCGCCAACATCGTGGTCGAATCGGCAACCAAATGGATTGGCGGCCACGGAACAAGTATTGGCGGTGTAATTACTGACGCAGGTAATTTTAACTGGGCAAACGGCAAGTTTCCGCAATTTACAGAGCCGTCCGAAGGTTATCACGGACTGGTTTTCTGGGATGTATTTGGAGCCAAAGGCCCATTTGGGAACATTGCATTTATCATCCGCGCCCGTGTTGAGGGTTTGCGCGATTACGGATCAGCATTGAGCCCTTTTAATGCCTTTCTGTTAATTCAAGGCCTCGAAACATTGTCGTTGAGAGTTGAACGCCATGTTCAGAATGCACAAATTATAGCCGATTGGCTCGAAGGACATGCGCAGGTTAAAGCAGTTAATTATCCTGGTCTGACATCCAGTCCTTACCATGACCTGGCAAAAAAATATCTGAAAGCTGGTTATGGCGGAGTTCTCTCGTTCCTGATTGATGGTGGAAAAGAAGCTGCCGATGAGTTCATCAACAACCTCAAACTGGTAAGTCACCTGGCCAATGTAGGCGATGCAAAATCATTGATTATCCATCCGGCATCGACAACTCACCAACAGCTATCTGAAGAAGAACAAGCTACCGCCGGAGTTATTCCAGGACTGGTACGTCTTTCTGTTGGTATCGAGCATGTTGAAGACATTATTCAGGATTTGGCCCAGGCATTTACCAGTGTAAAACATTTATCGGAAATAAACAGAAAGCCCGAAGTTGAATCCTCAGAAAAAAAAGGAGTAATAGGTAATTTGCTGAAGTTTTTCTAATTATTAATACTTATTTGAAAACCTAAATACATTAAATTTTTAATGTATTATCCTATTAAATTATAGTACCGACGGTGAATTATTCAATCGGAAAATGAACACCAATCACTTGTGCAGCATGTAATTTTGAACTGTTTTGATATACTTTCGGATTATTAGGAAAAACTTTTAAAATCATACAGTAAATCAATCGATAATAAGTCAAACATGAAACAAGCGCGAAGAAAATCTTCTACATACAATCGGATGAAAATCGTGGCAAGTTCCATCTAGCAATTAAAAACAAATTATTCACACATGAAAAAACTATTCTTCTTAATACTCATTTCAGTCATTTTTGTACTGCCTTCAAAATCACAATCCACCGACGATGTTTTGAATTTATTGATTCAAAAAAATGTGGTTTCGCAAAAAGATGCCGACTCGATCCGTGCAGAAGCGGCCATCGCCGCACAGGCGAATTTG